TTTTTAAAGATTCCCTTTTCCGGTGGCTTATTATTCTTAATTCCTTACCGGCTCCTTTTTTCCAAATGTCATATATAATTTTTTTTCTTTCTTTTCGCTTGTCATAATTAGATTGATCATATTCTCTTTTTTTGTCTTTCTGTCTGTCCTCACAACTAGAACAAAACTCTGCAATCCTTGTTTTGCCTATTAATTTATATTCAGATATGGGCATAATTTTTAAGCAATATGTACATTTTTTTAACCCTTGTTTGCTTAGTTTGGCATTTTCTCCACTAACACTAACTTTGTATTCACTTACCCCTCTGCATTTTTTACAAGTACTTGTCAATCCACCGGGGCGGCGTTTATTTGCTGTGAAATACTCTTTTGTTGATGGCAATATGTTTTTACATACACCACAGTATTTATATCCATCAGGGATTAATTCAAAAAACACAGCACCAATACGTACATTTATAAACGCATCCCCGCAGCATTTTTTGCAATTATTATTTAAACCATCGTTTAATATATTTTTAATCTTAAAAAACAATTTATGCTTTGGATATTCAACACCACATTTACTACACTTTTTAAACTCGTTATTCCATGTTTGATAAAATAAAGGGGTCAAAATAACTGGGAGTTGATTAACAATATCTTCACCATTAAACATAACAAAAACACCCTCCTCGTGTTCTCCGTTGTTTTAGTAAGGGAAATACGGTGGAGTGCCGCACTTGTCACTTTGGTTAATTACTCCAAAGCTATCCCATACCATTATATCATATTATTGCCAGTTAAGGTAGTCATCTTTGTTTATTTTATAGTATGGGAAGAACTCATTTATACACCGTTTAATCGTTCCTTCTTCATCCACTCGTACTTCAATTATATACCCGCCAATATGAGCCGCTAATTTCTTCCCTTTCATAAAGGGTGTTTGTGCTTCAAATGTCCCACACTCAAAAGAGAGTATATTGCGATAATTAGGCATGACAAATGCCTTATGATGATGTCCATTAAGCAGGATGTTTGGCTTTTCCCCACCGCTCATAGCGTCAATAGTTTTTTGCAAGGCATAACTTAAAGCGTATGCGCTGCCGTCTCCCGGGTGATTCAACTCCAAGATGCAGTTAGGGGTTAATTTTACCTTTGCATTATCCATCCCCAGGTAAATCATATCTGTGCGCTCCCGGGCTATCCTCGTGCCAACATTCGCACCCCCGTTGATAATATGAGTATGATCATGATTGCCGGTAATAAAACTGGTTGTTATCCCGGGCCGCTTTGGATACATCAAAGTTGCATAGTCAGCCTGTTCGTCTGCGCCAATTTTAAACAACTCATAGATATGCCCAGGACGGTTCCTATAATACCCGTCTGTCATATCCCCCACATGATAAATCGTATCAATACCCTCATGTGCAAAAATATCATATATATCATTTAAGTATGTAAGTTGCTGCCATTTATTACATAGGTGGGTATCAGCGACAACCCCAAACCTGATAATTTTATCACCCTGCCAGTCCAACTCAAAAACATTTTCCTCTGGAAATGTGGAACGGCAGAGAATAATTGTATCTGTAGTTTCATTAAACATATAGCCGCCCTCTTTTAAATCTTCAAGGGCGGCTGTCAGCATCCGTTCAGATATTTTCAATTTACTGCATAAGTCTTTTTTGTTGCATTCCCGTGCAACGGCTTTTAATATCTGCCCTCCGAGTGCCGCTTCATCTACTGGATCAGGTGTTGCCTTATATGAAGTGTGCTTCCTTAATGCCTGCCTGATTTTGTCGTATGATATATTCTGCCCTGTTGCGGAATAAACGGCATCCACCATTTTAGTCCAGCTTATACCGTCCTCAAATTTCAGCCTTGCTGCGGTATTTATCCAGTCACCGATAAGGACACCCCCTATTTCACGCCCATATAATACTTATCCAATATCCCCCGCAACGCTTCAATGTCCCTGCGGTATCCATCTACCTGCTCGGTTAGATTTTCAAATATCCGCTTAATGTCGCAGTCAGTGCAATCTTTGCCACAAGTGGGACAGCTCATTATTTAGGCTCCGTGGGCGGACTAATAACCTTGGTAGCTGTCACCCGGCCATATATTGCCACAAGGCCCGCCACAGCCGTTACAATGGCCAGCAGGCCGTCAACTAGCTGTGATTGTGTGCCAGCGTCTACGTTGATACCGAACGGCCCCAGTAGAGTTGCCAGGACAACGATAATTGATGCGATAATAGTCTTTGATTGGTACCATTTTATAGTTTCCATTTTTACCTCCCGATGATATTTTATAATTCCCAGTTTGATATGATCTGACAACTTCGTGGGCGTTGCATATCAATCACCTCTTATGCACCTTCTCACATTTCTCGCAGAACCACAAACGCCCATAGCCAACCCGCACAACCCAGACAGGTATCAGTAGGATGTTGCAGTCAGGGCATTTCACGGAGCAACCAACTCTCGTATTTTAGTTATAACCTGCTCTAATTTCGCACAGTTAGCGCATGGCGTAGGTGGTGACACAGCAGGCACGGCCTCTGTAGGCGCGACTGTAGCCAGCATCTTATTGAGATAATCGCGGACAATGCTTGCACCGTAGTCTGGATTAGGTGCCCATTTCCCACCGAGTTCCTCAACGTATTTCAGCTTACCCCTGCCGTGAGTTTTCACAACAATGTCAAATCGCGGATCTATTAGCGCCGGGATAACATCTGTTGTGAAATACGCCGCCATGTGCTGAATATGCGCCTCTACACCGCTGGCCTTGTCGGCAAATGTGGCGTGGTCGGCGGGCGTGTCTCCAGAGGCCGTTATTACTTTCAATCCGCAGAAGTTGTTCATATCAGGAGTAACAGCCCCACCAAAGCGGAAGAAGGCCGTTTCTTTACAGGCTTGCGCCAGTGCCACATCTGCGCGAATGTTGTATTTTTTAGCAATAGAATAATATAAGTCAGCCATCATCACCCAGTCAGGCGCACGTTGCCGCAGGAACTCCCTGGCCTGCTCTAGCGTTGCAACAGGCAGGCCCGTGGCAGGAGTGCCGGAAGTAGGTTCTGCAACCTTCTTAACAAGCCCTAGTGCTTCTACAAGCCCCCAGGCAATAGCATTGCACAGGCCGTCAATAAAGGCGGCATCTTTCAGCTTTGCCGCGTCCTGTACATTATCAACAAACAAACACTCTAGCAGAGCGGCAGGCATATTGGTATCTCGCAAGACTGCAAAATTAGCGACTTTCGTTCCTCTGTCCTCTACACCCTGTTTTAGCAAATACCCCATAGTTTCAGCGTGTATTACACGCCGCAGGTTTTCGGTTGCGTTACTAGCACTGATATAGCAGTAGGATTCAAAACCCGTACCGCCGCCAGCATTGCAATGTATGGACAGAAAATAATCTGCTTTTAGGTCGTTGGCCTTTGAGCAGATCAGATCAAGGTCGTTCTCGTAAATAATTGTAGGTAAAACATCATAAGCTACCAGATGTTTTGCTATTCCATTGCAGATGGCAATATTCGGTTCTGCCTCTTTAATGCCGTTGGCGACAGCACCAGGATCTTCCGGCAGATGATGGCCAGGGTTTAAAGCAAGTTTAAATGACATAACCTACCTCCTATAAATTACGCCCTTGAATAAGTCTGAACAAAATTACAATTATGGCAACAACTAAAAGAATGTGAATTAAGCCGCCCATGGTATAAGCCGTAACTACACCAAAGAGCCACAGAATCAAGAGTATGCAAACAATAGTCCACAGCATATTATTCCCTCCTTACCAAAATTTAGCTATGAAACCAACAACCGAGATTATGAGCATAATCCCCCCAAACACCCACCCCCACATGTCCCGCGATCCCTTGCTGGCACCGGCTAAACTGTATTGCTTTTCTTCAACTATTTTGAGTCGGTTGTCAAGCGAAGCGGTTACCTGCTGCAATTGCGCCGCAAGAGTTTCGGCAGTCTTCGCCATGCTTGCGCGCAGGGCCTCTGCGTTTTCTGCCATCTGATTAGCAAGCACCTCTGCCTGTTTTATCGCCATTTGGTTAGCTACTTTTACGGCTTCTGTATCATCACGGCGACACGCATCGATTCGGGCCGTTTCTGTTTTGCGCTCACGCTGTGAGTTTTCAATAGCTAATTGCATCTTTTGCTCTAGGAAATCCCGCGTCTGCTTGTGCATTTCTTCTAGGTATTCCTTGACGTTCCCGACTAAAAGCAAAACATTCGCAGACGGATCTTTTATTTCATTCTGAGACAAGCACAGCACCACACTCTCTTTTTACAGCCTTATTTAATCACCATTGACAAACCGAAGAAGAATAGGCCCAACCAACCCAAGCTAATTGGGCTTGCCCAGGGTATGGGAATTGCGGCCAGAAACCAAAGGATTGTGGCGATAACTAACAAAATGAACATAGAGACACCTCCTGCCCATAAAAAAACACCCCTATGGGTGTGCGATTGTGGTAATAGAAAAGCACCCCTTAAAGGAATGCTAGTTGTTGTATGCCGTTCTTGTAGCCGAGATATGTTAGTATTTTGGTTTCTCGTTGCTTAGAAAAGAAGGACTGGCGAGGATACCAGTAAAAGAAATCTCTGTTTCCCTTACTACTATTGCAACTTTGGCAACATCCAAGAGTGTTGTTAATAGTAGTTTCTCCTAAATTACTTATAGGTATGAAATGTTCGATTGTTAGCTTTATTACTCTGCCGCAATAGCAACACGCTTGGCCAAAGTCGGCCTTTATTTGTTCCCATTGATAATTGGTTAATGTTGAAGGTCGTTGCCGTTTTTTTGATCTGCGTCTTGCTCGTATTATGGCGTATCTTTCTTTATTGTTTTTATGGTATTGTGAGTTTGTTTCTATAATACTTTGTCTGTTGTTTTGGTAATACTTTTTCTGCCCCTCGGCAACTTTTTCTTTGTTTGTTTCCCGATATTCTGCTGCTTTTTTCTTTGCTACCTCTTTGTTGTTTTCATAGTATTCCTTTTGATAAGAAGCTCTTTCGTCCTTGCGGCCCCCTCTCCATTCTTTATTATAAATCGACCTGCATTCCTTGTTTTTATCAGCCCATACTTTATTTTTTGATAGAACCCTGCTCCTATTTAGTTGATAGTAACCTTTGCGATATTCGGAAACTTTTTCAATATTATTATCGCGGAAGGACTTTTGATTGGCATTGCCACACACCTTGCATCTTGAATGGAGTCCGCAAGTTTTATTCCTGGCTTGTTTACTAAAGTATTCAAGTGTCGCAGGTTTGCTTTCTCCGCATTTACAGCATGTCTTTATTTCCATACTCTCACCTCTAGACATATTATAACATAAGCTTATGATAGTTGTCAATAACTTATGTTCTGTGTTATAATCTAATCGAGGTGATAAATATGGGAGAATTAACAAACAAGGAACGAATAGGAACTAGCTTACCAATAGCATTAACGAAGCAATTAAAGGAATACTCAAAAACGTCGATGATACCGATAAGCAGGATAATAGAAACTGCATTGGTTGAATACCTTCAAGGGAGGCGATAACATGGACAAATGGGAATGGTATGAGCCGTTGCCTATATGGGCAAAGATACTGTTGTTTATTGGCGCACTTGCGATCATGTTTGGTATCTATGGCTTGAACGGCTATCTTAACGGCCCATACGTTGATACACTGTGGAGGTTTTAATTATTTTATTGCTATCCCTCCACCTGACTTAATCACTCTTATCCCTCTTGCTTGTAGAATCTGTGTTTTTGCCTTCGTGTTGGCATCTGTCATAATGTCCTGCATCTTTTTCGCTGCTTCCTCTGGCTTAGTGCCAACCGATACCTTAGCGAAACCCTGTTGGGTATATTCCCCTACAAGCCGTTGGTAAGTGGCGAATTCTTCGCCCGTCAAGGGGAATGTTTGCCCGCTTACAGTAATAGATTTCGGAGCCACTCGCGGCACCTGGTTAACTGCTCCTGTTTGCTCATAGATATCGTTTACCTTTTGCATTTCGGGAGAAGGGTTGTAGGTGTTTACAAAGGCAGGGTTTATGAACACATTAAATGGATTGTTGCTTTTGTCCTGATATGTTTCTAATGGCTGCCCAAGTGTGCTGTATTTAGCAGGAAGTTTCCCCGCAAGCCCAGGTATTTTGTTTATAGCAAGATTGAGGGCTTTTTGTTTTTTATTGGGGTCATATGTTTCCCTGCGCTGATTATCCGCTAACTGCTTAATTTGGTTTAACAGAGTAGGCACGAAGGAGGACGGGATACCCGTCAACACTTGCGTTAACCCTTGTGTTGAATCTCCATATCCACCGCCTAACAAGGTTTGTATGCCCTGTGTTACGGGTTGATCCGCAAGGGCGTTTATCCCTGTGGCGAACGATTGCAGAATTGTGCCAACAATGCCAGTTGCGTTGCCTTTATTAGCGTTGATGTCTGCGCCGATTGCTATACAGATAGCCATTGGCTGAAACCAGCTATAGTCAACAATCTTATCGCCTAGTTGCTTTTTCGTATCCCCGCCAAATACAAGCCGTTTCAATGCGCTTACGTTTATGCGGTACTCACCGAATCCTTGTTCGCGCTGTAATTCTGCAAGATCTTTATCTGCTACCGGTGCGCCTGATACAATGCCCAACTTATTAAGCAGTGCGCCTGTGCCAACCAATGTGGTTGATCCAACTAATGCACGGGAGAAGGATTCAACAAAAGCCTTTTGGTTAAACTCCCTTTTAGCAAGGGGTTCTGCCGCTTTAATAATAGTCTTAATGAATCCTGCGGGTGAATATTCGATACCACGCATCAGGAGGTTGGCTGGTGTACGTGGGTATTTAATTACAAAGTCGCCAACACCAAACTCTTGCTGTCCGTTCAGTATTCTCTTGATACCCTGGAACCCTTTAGATAGGGCATTGTCATCCTGGAATGTGCGGTATAAGCCGTCAAGGTGTGCTATGTTTTTCATCTCATCAGTAGGCACACTCACCTTTGCCGCTCTCATTTGGTTGTTTAATGAACCATCATAAGCGGCTTGATAGAATGATCTGTCAGTTGCTCTTAACTCAACGGCAAGAGCGGTTTCAAGTTTGCCGCCGATTTTACCCCTGAACACCTTGCCCATTGGAAGGTCTTGTTTAGTTGCCAGCCCTGTAGTGTCTATGCCTAGCAATGCTTCTTCTAGTCCGTGCTTCCATCCCTGTTTACCGCCTCTAAGTTGTGCCATTATGCCCGGCAGTACCTTTGTGCGATTCCCTGTCAATAAGCTTAATCCCTTGTCCACTCCCGCACCAACAACATCACTCACGTTTTCTATGGCCGCAAAGCCAAAATTCCCAAAAATATTTCTGCCAGCTGTCTTTGGATTGAGCAACTGGGCCATAGTCTGAATAGATGCTACTTTACGCAGGAAAGGAACGGGAACCTGTGCCACGATAGTATCAAGAACCTGGGCGGTTTTAATAACCTTGTCGCGCCCTTCGGGTAATTTGCCTATATCATCCATTTTGATTTTTATATCTTCCATGATTTTTGGATCTAATTTTAGTTTCTTTAATTGGTTGCCCCTTTTGGCAATATCTTTATTAACGCCCTCAATAGTCTTGGCATAGAATCTCTGCATACCTTCAGGTTTCAGCCTACTCCACAGTATTAGCGATTGTACCGCTTGTCCTTGTGTAGTGCCGCCTCCCGCCGCCTCGGTAGCTATGTCAACCGCATCGTCCCATCGCCCTTCTGTGTTGGCCCTCTCCATCAGCTTTAGTTTAATAGTGTTGGATAGTGCCGTGCCAGGGTTCTCTTTGGCGTGGCGTATTGCGGCATTTATATCGGCATCAACCATCCTACCAGCTTCATCCAGTGTGGCTTTGTTGGTGATAGGGGTAAAAGTGTTTGCCCCGCCTTCCATGCTCTCCATCAGCAACCCTGCTTTAACATCGGAAGGGGTAGCGGGGTTCTCCATAACAGACACGCCCAGGCTTCTTACCTTCGTCCCATCTCCTACATCTGCCATCTTTTCAGGTATAGTAAACTTTGCCGCCGATATTGAACCTTCGCCCAGCAACCCCTTGTCGGCGCTCTGCCTTATCTCATCCAACGGCACCGCTGTATTGCTTTCCTCTACCCTGACATACTGCCTGCCGAGCTTATCCCTGCCAGCTTCCCCTGTAACAGTTACCGGCGTGTCAACGCCATTATTGTGCCAAATAGCAGGGCCGGTTTTAGTCGCAGGCCGCGGTATCCCGCCAGTCGGCATGACTTCCGCGCTTACTTTAGGCGCAATAGTAGGCATACCCGGCAGTTCCGCTTTAGGCATTCCCTGCATAAGCGGCTGCCCGGCATTGCCTGCACCCACTGGCCTATTCAGCGATTCCCACACTTGCGGATTGACATAAGCTGGCCTCTGCATACTCTGTATGCCCTGATACACTTCAGGGTTGACATAGGCAGGCGGCGTCTTGTTGGCGCTCCTTAATAATTCTGAATCCTTTAAGAACTCTACAGGCGGCACATCTGTAATACTTGGCCTGAATAGCGTTTCAGGCAGGCCCACATTACCCTTGCGCATTGCCGCCGCTTTCCCTATCCCATAGGGCAACATACCTAGCAGGGCATTAGATGCCACCGCTGTACCCATCTCGCCAGCGTCCACAGGGCGGTTGTTAGCCGCCGCCATTGTTGCTTCATAGGGGATGGTAGTTGCACCGAGTTTTAAACCTGTCTGTGCGAATGCAGGCAACTTTGCCACCTGTGGGATTAAAGACAATCCTTTCCCTGCTAACTGCTCACTTCCACCCCATAGCCTTGCCCCTGCACTGCCACCCAGTCCCACCGATGCCGCGCCTTTAGGATTATAAGCAAAGCCCATCACCGCGCCTGTTAAATCTGCCGCCGTATCCCCAAACCTGCTGCCTGTAGTGGCCTTATCAGGATTGTCGACGGTAGTCATTACCTCTGCGCCTGTCTGTCCTGCCCTCTGGATGAAAGGGACGGACATCACAGCATCCCCTGCCTTGCCTAGTGGTGTGAATATTTTAGCAAAGGTAGGGTGTTTAGCCATGAAGTCAGTGTTGAGGTTATTTGGCGGCGGGGTATAATTTTCCACCATGATCGGATTAGCCGCCCTATATTGTAGGGAAAGGTCAGACATTTCGGGATCAAAGTTTTGCATATGCGCAGTTTCTTGCGCTTGTTGTGCAGCTTTGTACGCTGCCTGTTGTGTCGCCTGTTTTTGCTCTTGCGTAGGAGGTGGTGCGAACATTTGCCTAGAATTATTGTCAAGCATTTCATAAGGAATACGCCCTGAGTCTATATAGGCTTGTATCCTATTTCTTGCTGAATCGGGAAAAGCAGAACCCATCGTTACCCACCCCCATATATAGAGATAATTCCGTTGGCCCAGTTCGGGTCAGCGGCTCCCCATGACTCCTGTGCAAATTGGCGTATGTTGTCTGCTGTATAGGGCCTGCCATTAAACCAGTTCCCTATTTGCCTTGCAGCGTAGTTCATTTGGTTGTCTACCCCAGCATAGGTAGAATCAGCATTATTCTCGCTGTATGCGCCATACCCTAAAACATAACTACCGTTTTCAGGCTTGCCCCAACCAGCGGTTCCCATGCCCGTTTCATGCTGTGCAATAGCCAAAAGGAATGCTGGGGGGACTCCGTATTGCTGTCCGGCACTTGAAGCGGCCTGTGAAATATCGGCCCTTGACGACCCGCCACGGCTAGCAAGGGCTACTGAGGGTTTGACGTGCCAAAAGGATTCCTCGGGTCATTCATATAGATATCATAAAGCTGTTCATAGTAAAGAGGGCCACCTTCTGAGTAAGTGAGATCACCGGCTGCATTTGTTTTGCCTAGTCTCGGGTCTTTGCTGGCCATATCTTGCGCCCAATTTGTTGCGCTAGTTGTTTGCCCATCTACATAATTCAATAGTTGGCTGGGGGTTAGCCCGCCGCCAGAACCGCCACTGCTCGGGTCATAGTAAGGTTTGCCCGTTGCGTAATCAGTTTGCTGTTTGTCAAGCCCATAAGTCAAGTTAAACTGCCGTGTTTTTTCTGCATCTGCTGCCGCCGCCGCCGCATCTTTCCCCGCTTGAATCTGCCGATCTAAGTTTGCCTCAATCTTGCCCTGCTCTATTGTTGCCTTTTGTGACGCTGTCATTTCTGTATACGGCAACAAGGAGGCCATATTAGCAAGCTGATTTTGCTTTGCGTTCTGGCTGGCATTATAGCTCCCCAAGTTGGCATTATAAGCCTGATTAGCCTGTGCGTTGATAGCTTCCTTCTGCGATGCTACCCTGTCGTTATAGTGCGACGTGGGCAGGAAGGTGGTATCACCTGCATTAGCTGTTGCCGCCATCCCTTTCTGTGCTTGCGGGATGAGGCTATAATCAGGCTGCTTATATGCAGGCGGTGCAATCTGCTGTTGCGCTGCTATTAAGTCCATCATCTGCTGCAATGCCGTTGGCGGTGCGACAACAGGGGCCAAGGGAGGGACAACCGCCGCAGGTGTCACAGTAGTAGGCGTCCATGCGCCTGTAGTGGGATTATATGCGTTGCCTGTGCCTGCCTGCAAGGCCACAACCTGATTATGCAGGGCCGTTATTGTCGGATCACTCCAACTCCCCACCTTTGCATATTGTGCCGCCGCCTGTGCCTGCAAAGCCGCTATTTGTTCAGCATTGCTTGCGACGGGGGCGGGTGCTGGTGTGAGTGCTGGTGCAACGGCTACCACCTTGGGAACGGTAGGAATTATGGCTGGTTTTGGCGTTGGTGCGGCGGTTATTTTGGTTGGCACCAGGCCGCCGTTGGATCTGGTTTTTGGTATTGCCGAATATGCCATTTATTTCACCACCCCACCATTTTTTAGCCAGGTTTGGAACGCCGCGCCGTTGGCAATATAAGCGGGACTTCCACTTATATTAGATTTTACTACGCCGGGTATAGTCCCAAACGGATAAAAATTACCGCCAATTGTCAACCCCATTCCATTAGATTGACCTATCCCATTTTTGTTATCTCTCGATACCGCATATCCATAACTGGTAAGATAGCTGTTAATTGTCTGCCCCTGGGTTGGCATTGCTGCGCTAGTATAGGCATTACCAAACCCGGTGCTTGGAGTTGTGGCGCTTGGGGTTGGTGTTGCCACGGGCGTTGCTATAGGAGCCGCTACAGGAGTTGTGGCGCTTGGGGTTGGTGTTGCCACGGGCGTTGNTNTACCGCCTGTGGCAGTGGCATTAGAGGCCCCCCCAAGATTGCCTAGTAATGTTTTCAATGTATCGCCATAGTTATATCCGCTGAACTGTGGCAGAGCATCTGTAACTTGGCCCACGCCTAGGTTGTAATTCTGCAATGCCTGCAATAAGGCTAGCTGTTGACTGTAAGACTGATCTGCCGTTGCCGCTGTGGGCACGCCTTGATACTGGCCTGTGAGCGCGGCCTGCTGTAAGCCAAGGTTTTGCCCAAACTGTGATGCTTGTTGTGCCTGGCCCTGTGCATATTGCGCCGCTTGGTTGGCTTGTTCCTGCGCCGTCTGTGCTGCCTGGTTTGTAATCTGCTGCTGCGTTAATCCCTGGCTGCCTAGCCTGGATGCAGTCTGCTCTGCTAGACTCTGTGCATATTGGCTTGCCTCATTAGCTGTCTGCTGTTGCTGCAAACCGAAGTTTTGTCCGAACTGGCTCTGTTGTGCGGCTAACTGTGCCTGTGACAAGCCCAGGTTCTGCCCAAACTGGCTGGCCTGTTGTGCCTGACCTTGGGCGTATTGGCTTGCCTGATTGGCAATCTGCTGAGCAGACTGTCCTTGACTGCCTATCCTAGCCGCAATCTGTTCTGCTATACTCTGACCATATTGCGCCGCCTGCTGTGCTTGCCCTTGCGTATACTGGCTACCCTGTTGCGCTAACTGTGCCTGTGACAAGCCCAGGTTCTGCCCAAACTGGCTGGCCTGTTGTGCCTGACCTTGGGCGTATTGGCTTGCCTGATTGGCAATCTGCTGAGCAGACTGACCGGCCGTAACTCCGAACTGGGAGGCTTGCTGTGCTTGTCCTTGATTATACTGGGTATTTTGATTAGTAACCCCCTGTTGTGCTAGGTTCTGATTGGCCAATTGGCCCTGCTCTGATAACCCCAATTGACCAGCGCTAACCGCCTGTGACAATGCACTGTTATAGGCCGATGCGTCTACCCCTGAGAGTGCCGTGTTGCGGTTCTGCTCGTTGCCGATTAGTTCATTGGCATAGGTGCCACTGTGAAGCAGTCCCTTTGCACCTAATGCCTCAGCCATATTGCGGCCAGAGTTGTTATAAGCCTGATTTGCATTGGCATACTGCTGGTTGCGAGTGCCTTGGGTAGAATTGTAGATGTTGTTAGCTAGCTTGCCAAGGTAGTTTGAGTCTTGATACTGTGGAGTGTACTGTTGAGTTGCCATTTGCTCACCCCTTTCTTAAAAATGGGTATAAAAATAGAGCCGTTTGGCTCAGGCTTCTAGATGATTCCGAGTATTCTTTCAATCCTTTGTATTCGTTCTGTGGTGGTAAGCGCCTTAACCTTTTCCTTTTCCTTATACTCGCTCAAAATCGCTTCCTTTTCCAGCCATTTATCAATGATGATGCCTTTTTTCTCCGCGAACGCCTTTAATTTATCATACATTAATAAATCATCCCCTTATCAGCCAGCAGTTGGATTAAATCGGCAACGGTATCCTCTAACGATATGGGCGGTTCTGGTTGCGGCTGTGCGTCTTGGATTATCTGCCATTCTGCTGGCGTTATTTCTTTTTCCTCAATGTCTGCTTCGGCAAATCCTGCATTTATGGCGTTTTGAATCAATGTTCCTTCAGTTGCGTCTGACTGCATTTCTATTAATCTACCTGTTGATTTTTCGATACATACTCGCATGATTTTCCTCCTATCTAATCGCCAAAGCAGTTATATATGCGGTGCCGGTTGCATTGCCAGTTCGAGTCCACGTTATAGTAAACCCATCAGCATCTAAGCTGGTCAAAAGCCCACCATATCCTATTTGTGTTGTTTGATTAAGAAAAATTGATTTAGAGCTACTTGAGTTATATCCCCCCGCTGTGTTTGCGTTATCGTCATATAAGGATTGTTCATCTACTACAGTGTCAAGCCCTATAGACATTGAGCCTGCTACTCCCGGGGTAATTGCCAATAGTATTACAGCACGAGGCACAAATCCTATACCTGTAATTGCCTGCGTACCGTTATTGATAGTAGTGTCACGTGTAAAACGAATTGTCTTAAACCCACTCGGCGTATAAACTCCGTTAGCATCCACAGCACCCGCCGCACCTATTTTGACGTGTGCTAAAACCGAATCGCTGGCTTTAACCGCTGCGTGATCTGTTGTAGTACTCAATATCGCTAAATCATCTGCTGCTGCCGGTGCGGCAACTTTTGCCCTGCCCGAAACGTCACGAAGGATAAGCCTGTAGGCGGTTGCAGCGGATGCTGCTCCGTGGGCGGTGCTGGTGCTGTCAATATGGGCAGTAAGGCTAGATGCCAGAGCCTTTTTATCCAACTCCACCTTTGCATTCGCAGGCGTTATAGCCCTTGTGGTGTCTGTTCCTGTGGTCATTTCTGCATTTGTGGCAAGTTCAACTATGCCTTTGACTGTAGCGGAGGCATCTGCTGTTGTAAACTTACCGTCTACAATGGTTTTTGCACTCTCCAATATAGCCTGTACGGTTGCCCCTGCCCAATCAGTTATAGCGGTTGCACCAACTAAATCTGCACCGCTTGCGCTATCTGTTACCGCTTTAATCCGAGTTATGAGTGCCTCTATGACACTTTGCACCGTGGCGTTTGCGCCTGTTTCTGTAATGACAGTCATGCCCAATAAGTCTGCGCCACTCGCTGAATTAGTTACCGCTTTCAGGCGAGTGATTAATGC